TAGAAGTGTCCGAACCATCCACTAAATTAAATCCTGTATCTGTCAAACCAGTTTCCTCTTCTTCTATAGTAGATTTTATCATAGGATGACCTACACAGTCAATATATTGTGTGAGTGGCAAGATATTGTTCTCCTTAATCTCTCTAGGACCTGAGTATGTATATACCACACTCAATAGACCACCAGTTCCAGTTCCTTCTTGACCTGGCAAACCTTTATCTTCTACAATAGGTTTAACGAAACCTAATACAGGTTCTGATACAGTTGCCTTTATAAGTCTTCCTTGAGAATCTTTTGTTGCAGATCCAATCTGTTTTTTCTTAGATCCTGTACCTATTGTAATTATTGGATTGACATAGTTAGTTCCAACGTTAACAATATCTATATTGTCAAGTTTAGGAATTACATCACCGCATTTAGCATATATTGCTGTAGCATCTGGAGGTATTACAAGTGTTGGAAACTTACGATTGAAGTTCAATACGAATTGATGTCCAGATTTTGTTTGTAAATCTAATCCTGCAACCAGTCTGGGATTGAATGATGGATCTATAGTTGCTATTAATATATGATCTGCATCATAATCTGTGTCAACAACTTGCAGTACGTCAGTGTTACCAAAACTTATTTGCTCTAGATATTCACCATCATTTACATGTTCCTGTAATCCTACTTTATTAACTAATACGCCATACTGCTCATTAGGGCAATATGTACTAGCAGGATCAAATCCATATCCTACGCCAGGTTTTGTAACTGCAATAGAATCTACCTTTCCATTTACAATGTTTGGTTTAAACTCTGCACCACTACCCTCTGGTTCGTTACATGTAAATTGTGCTCTAACTGATGCTTCTCTATTGACGTTTGTGCCTTTCTTTCTCATCAATACGCCAAGAATCTGTCCTATATCATCAACGATAGGTAATGCTTTGATAGGACTTGTTGATTTTAGATTATCCCATACCATTTCTGGGAAGCATGGTTTCTTATTCAAGATGCTGTTGTTACAATTGACTGCAGCACTTGAGATATTACCAGAAGAATCATAGAAATTAAGACCCTCAAACTTCTCTAGAGGTCCTCGTGTGTCAAAGTTCTTGAGTGATATACCAGTAGCAAGACCAGCTGCACTATCAAGATCAACTAATGAACCTGTAGCAGTATCAAATACCTTTTTAATTCCATTACGATCAACAGCAGGAACAAAACCTTTAATAGGATTACCTTTACCCACGATTGATACAGAATTAGGAGGTTTGACTTTGTACTGACTTGCTGCTTTTGCTGATTTTTCATTACCTTTTGCTTTTGCACCAAGACCAGTCTCAAATACAGATGCACCAATAGCACATGATAGTTCGCCATCGCAAAATAAATCTATGAAATCTAATACTTTATTGAGTAAGTTTTGTATCTTATCTCTTGCACCTTTGATAGCACCTGTAACGCCTTTTAGCATATCCAGTGCACTTTGTATCATATCCATCATCTTCTTCATAATCTCACCGAGGAAGTTTTGAACTAAGCATAGTGCAGTGTCTAATACATTCTCTAAAAGATCACTAAGCATACCTTTGATAAAATCACCTAATTCATCTATCATTTGTTTGAATAAACATGATACAAGATCACCAACATCTTTAAGTTGTTTTCTAACTGCAGTATCTAACTCTGGATCTGGTATGCCAATCTCTTCAAGACCTTCCTTTACAAGTTTATTGACATCTTCCATGACGACGCCCTTGATATTAGCAGTCAGTCCTGTAAGTTTTTTCTGTATGCGTTGTTGTGTTAGATTAATTTCATATTCTAGGTCAACAACTTTACCAGTCTTTTTGTCAATAAATTCATCTATATCATTCTTCTCTACACCACGAGCAAACTTCATAAACTCTGCCATAGGACCTTCAAGTTTTGTAGCAGTTTCTGATCCACATTTACCATTACCAACTTGAACTGTTACTTTTTGTTTTTCTGTTGCTGCCTTCTGCTTTTCACTTTCAGTCTTTGCTGCACCACGTTCATTTTTAGTATCCTCTGTTCCTTCCTCATTCTTATGTCCTTCATTGTTTGTAGGTGCTTCATCTACACCTGACTCCTCATTAGTTTGAACTGTGCTACCAGTATTAGCTGCAGAACTACCATCACCATTATGATCTGGAAACTTATAGTTTGGTGTTGCTAACTGAGCAAATCCTTCCTCCTTTCCTCCTGCTACACCATAACCACTAGTCGGGTTCTCGTCACTGATTGACCCCATAACAATAGGAATCTGTGCAGATGTACCATCCATAAAGAAACCAACAACCCAACTGTTAAGTTGTAGTTGGTGCACCGATCCAATACCAGAACGTTGTGAATATATGGGTGGCATCAATACCTGTGCCCATGGTAAGTCTTTTGTAGGTAACTCTTTTCTGTTTGGATTATGATATCCTATGATTCTAACTTTTACTTTGTTAGTCCAGTCCCAGTCACCATAATCAAAGTCTCCTGCACCATCATCTAACTCAGCATTCCAAAATTTTGCACCATCATTCTCTACCTGTCCAATCCACCAGTTGAACCCTTCTCTACCTATAAAATTGGCAATACTCTCCATCATGATTCTATTTCCTCACCATCTGAGTCGGTATATAATGTAAGTCTGGAGGTCATTTTATCCTCACTACTCTTAAATGTTCTTTCAACTCTACCAATAACATATCTACCAGAGACTGAATAGTCTTGCTCTCTATCGCTAGTTCCTTTATATACATCTAATTGCACAACTTCACCTATCTCTAACGAATAATCTGACACGAAATCAACTACCACTTTTTTAGCATAAAATAATTTTTCTCTTAAACTAGATTGTGAAAGTTGTTTTGTAAATCCTTTTGTATATGTACCCTCAGTAAATAATGCAGAGTCTGATATTTTAGACATGATTCTAGTGTATGTTGCGTTGGTATCAAATCCCTTGTAAAACTCTGGTGTTGTACGAGAGTTCATTACGCTGACATCACGATAATATTTATTGATGTTAAAGGGATGTTGTTTGAACTCCATGTTTTTCAAGTCAAGTGTCATGACATTACTTGAATATGATCCTAAATTTAAACCCTGCAACAAATCAACAGATGATTCTACAGTCAAAGAATCAAGTGGAAGAATTCCTGTGTCCTCCTCATCTTCCATTTCATCTGGATCATGTCCAACAACCATTCTTATTACAGGTTCTTTAGATGCAAATGAATCATAAGATTCAAAATTATATCCCCCTCTGGTTTGATAAAAAGCATATCCCGCAGTTGCTGCAGGACCACTACCTTTAGAAGCTGGTATTGCCTTTGATGCTAACCATCTTATTGCTGTAAATGGATTCCAATATGGTGATACAAATGAAAAACTATTGACACATGGTTCAAAATTTAGTAATCTTTCTGGTTCTACTCCCATCAAGTTACCTAGTATCTCTTCCTTTACGATATCATGTATTTTTATACCCATGCCCTTACCAAATCTTCTTGATACTTTATTAGCAGCGTTGTTTAAAAAATCTGGAGTGCACAACATCAATACTGCTGATGATTTTCCACCAACATTTCTTCTGTCCTGTATGTCATAAACAACAAATTGTCCACCAAGTTCTGTTTCATTTTTACTATCAGCAATACGAATGAATACAGGTTCCATGCCTTGTAGTTCTGATAAGAAACCAGTTTCACTATCAGTTACCTGTACTTCCATAGTCATCGTAGCTTGTCTGATGTCTTCAGTGTATTTGACATACAATACCTGATTAACTCCAATGGGAGGATAATCCGCAATGAAGAAATTTACTAGTTGAAAATTAGACTGTGTATTGACTGACATTAGAATTGAGACGTTGTGTTATAGACACCAATATACTTGGATTTTCTAATTTTTGGTTGAGCAAGAGCACCACCCTCTGCTTGATATGGAGGTGGACTTGGAGCAGCTGCAACAGCACCTGTTCCTGCAGCAAGTGCGATGTCTTTCTGAGTTTTAGCATCAGCACTATCTCTATTTTCTTGTATTGTTTTATCTGTAAGTTCTGTTAAGTTTGTAGTTTGTTCTTTGTTAAATACTCTCTTCATTATAGGATTATTCTTCATCATGAACTTTGCCATCATACCAACAGGTGTCATACCAAATGCCTTACCAGCTATGCCTTTTAGATTCTTGAATGTTTTACTGTTTGCAATATTTTTAACACCTTTAAACAATTTATTTCCTGCATTAAATGCCATACCCATAGGTGTTAGGTTAAATAGTTTCCTAGCAAGACTCTTACGTTTTTTGATAGGTTGCATTGCTCTGGTTCCTGATCCACCATCACCAAGACCTATACCATCAGCAGTTCCTGTATATGGTGCACGTCTTCCCTCTATAGGATCTCCCACTAATGCACCGCCAGGACTTGGAACCATAGCACTGCTCTGTTCTGGTGCACTTTCTTCTCCACCACCACCGCCAACTTTACCTTTAACAAAGTTAATTGCTTTAGCAAGGAGACCACCAATAACTGATCCACCTTTCTCTTCTTTATTATCATTATCTGCCTCATCATTAGCAACTTCAGCACTAGCAGCACCTAACTTGAATGACTGAGATATCTTAGATATATTTCTATTCAATATCTTAGATGCTTCCTTACTTGGTGCAGGAATCTTCTCTAATAAATCTGTCATTGCAACAGCAGCAGACTTAGCAGGGAGTGCTAAGGCATCCATAAATGCCTTCTTCATCTTAGGATCTATCTCAAACTCATCTTCTAAATCTTTCTTTACTTTCTCTTTGACTTGATCCTCACCTACTCCTGCATCTTCTAACTTGTCAACCTTTGTTATTTCTCCTGCCTCTGGTAGGTCAGGATCTATTCCCATTGCTCTCTTTGCTCTGCGTTCTTTAAATTGTTTTATTCTATCTTCTTTTGATAAGTAATCTCCAGTTTTAGGATCCACACCCATTGCTGCTACTGGATCTGGTACAAGATTTTGTTGTGGTTCTACCTTTGGTTTTATAGTAGGTTTAGATGTTACATCAGTGGCAGATACATCAACTGTTTGTTTAGACGCAGGGAGATCCATTGCCTTTGTGATGGCACTAGGATTAGCGATGAACTTAGAAAGTCCAACACCCTGTTTCGACATAGCTGGAGGTAATGCTTTCATTAGTATTCATCCCACACTTCGTATTTGACTCCTTTACCATAAGGATCTATAAGAGTCAATGAATTTTGAATATACTCTTCTCTTTCTTTACCCTGCATATCATAAGGAACTGTAATTATTTGTGGTTGTTGTGGTACAGGAACAACTTGTGGGTTAGGAACTATATTTCCTGCTATGTTTGTTGTTCCCTGTATCACTGGTTCATTGTTCAAAGTTGATACTGACTCTGGCATTGTGCCAGGTGCAGTAATACTTGAGGTGTCTGCTTTTTGTGGTGATCCTCCTGACTTCTGCTCACCTGATGATGGTGCACCAACAGGATCATCAATATTAGGTATCCATTTATTTTTGCCAGGTCGTAACCATTTATCATTATCATCGTTGTTTATAAAATCAAAATGCACAGGATCTTTCTCTCCTTGCCACTGGAAACCAAACTTCTTACCTTTATCTCTCATCCATTCGTTTGCTTTGGATGTGTAGTCAATATCAATTGCCCAACCTTGACCATGTGGTGATTTGCCAGGTTGTGCAGGATTAATAACATTCTCATCGCCCGCTTCAGCTGCGTCGACTAATGCTTGTTGTTGCTCTGGACTTCTATATGAAGATGTTACACTCATAGGCAAGTTTATACCATCTTTTGCTGCACGATTAACTGCCTTAATCCATGCTTTCATAGTTGGTGGGTTCAATACAATAGGTCGACCATACATGTCCTTTGTAGGATCAGGTGCTTGTAGACCAGATTGTTGTTCTTCTGCTTGCTTTTGACCTGGCAATACGCCCATGTCTTTAGCAGCAAGTGCAGCATCAAGTCCTACGGATACAGCAGTTCCTACGCCAGGTATCGTAGATGCTATACCAGATGCTGCCTCAAGCATTGCACCTTTAAAATCACCTGACATCAAACGTTGTCCTGCAAATAATAGTCCTGCACCCATACCAACGAAAGGTATCTTTTTCAGTAGTCCTTTACCTAGTGCTTTTGCACCCACTTTTGCTATTGCTTTACCACCCACTTTAGCAGCAACTTTCTTTGCACCTTTCTTTAACAGTGCTTTTCCTGCTTTACTTGCACCTTTCAATAACTTACCACCAGACTTAGCAACTTTAGCAACACCTTTTGTTGCTTTCTTACCACCAGCTACAATATTTCTTACCTTTTTACCTAGTTTTAAATTCTTAAATCTCTGTCCTATCTTTAACTTCTTGCCTAAATTTTTTATATTTCTAAAAGTTCGTAGTAAATTCATTCCAAATCCACCTTTTTTACCACCACTACCTTCTGCTGCTTTTTGAGTGGGCATAGCACCAGTCTTTGCTGCTGATTTTCCACCCCACCATACTAAAGGTGCTTTCAATCCTATTGTCTTTTGTGGTTTTGGTGTCTCAACAATACCAAAAATACTTTTTAATCTGTTTGCTTCTGCTATAACACTAGCCTTTGCAGGAGATGGAGGTAATGTTTTTAAGAAACCAAGAGAAGAACTTATGATTAATGCTGCACCCTGT